ATGTCATCTGCTTTTTCTTTTACACCAACTGGAGGAATAAATCCACCTGTTTCTCTAAGGTCTAATTCTGTAGCTCCTGCAGGATTTTGATTTAAAGGTAATCCCATGATGCCTGAAGCTTGAACCGCGTTTTGTTCTGGATCGTTACCGAAAGCATAGCCTATTCTACCACCATAAGCGGCGTTTTGAACTGGTATATTATTTTGAACAAACTCATCTACTTCATCTTGTCCTACTCCAGGATTTAATAATTTATATCCGTTAGCTAATTCCATTTTTAAAGTTGCTATGTCTTTAATTTGTTCTGGATCGTCTACACCTCCTGCTGATAAAGCATCTAATGCAGCTCCACCTAAACTCCCTATACCAAACATTTTTGCAACCTGACCAAACGTAGGTTTTTCACCTGGGGCTACTTTAAAAGTTTCTGCAAGTAGATTTGATCCGGGAAGTTGACCCAATGTTGCCATAATACCTTTTTTACCTAATAAACCTGTGGCTTCGCCAAACATAGAAGCTCTTCCAAATAAACCACCGAATTGTGTTCCAGGTATACCAAAACCTAACGCAGCCATTCCTAATGTTTTACCTAAATCTGATTTAGCAAATTTTTTAACACCTTTAACGGCTCCTTTGACACCTTTAGCTATTTTTTTAACAAAGCTACCTAAGCCATACATTTGTCTTGGTTGTTGCATACGTGATATTGTCATATTTATATAATTAAACTAGTTTAAGGCAGGTATGAAATTCCTGTAAATTCTATACTTTATTTGATTTTTTTGTCAACGTCAACACGTTTTGCAACATCTAATAGATCATAAAATCTACCACAATATTGGTGCTCTCCAACATGGGTAATATAGTCTAATGCATATATATACACTTTACCACCCATATCTGTCCATCTTTGACAAAAACCAAAATCTTCTCCAAAAAAACGTTTAGTTTCTATGTCATGTAATGTATCAAA